TTGACAGATTGAGGGAGCAGAATACGGCAGAGACAGAGCTGGCGGATGTTGGGTAACAATTTAAGGAGTCAAGGCATGTGCCAAAATTGCGGGAGTAAAAAACACAGCACGGACAAATGCAATGGGATGCCAGATTCCGCGTCCGAGTCTAGGGCGCTGTTATCTCTGTTGCGGGATAAACTGCTTTCGTTGCAGCGTAGTCACCTCGTCATTGATGATGATGGTTGGTACTCCTGCCCCGCAAGTGGTAACTGCATTCGCGATCATAATGGAGTGTGCAATTGCGGCGCTCAGGCACAAAATGAAACGATCCTGGAATGTGTTGAGATAATCAAAAAGCTGGCAGATTCCGCGCCGCGGCTTTGCGGCGGGTGGACTTGCTGGTTAGAAGGTGGTACTCTTTAAAACAAATATCAGGAGGTGCTTGATGCAGCTATATGCTTGGCAACCGAAGGGGCCCGATGAACAATCATTTTTTGTGATGGCTGAAACACAAGAACAGGCAAAAGCTGCGATTGATGCAAAAATTGCTAGCCTCTTAGCGAAATACGCTGATCCTGGCTATATCGATGAGGATGGATATTATTCTGATTTTGATTTTGCTGGATGGGGTACTGATTATTACAGGTTGACCATTGCTAATGTAGGCGAGGTTGTAATGAACTCGAACAACTGGACCCGCTTAACGGTTTGAGTTGGACCATAAACATGGGGGATCTATGACGCTGGATGAAGCGAGACGGATTGCCGGACTTTGGAGGTCCGGGAAATTGATAGGCGGTGACGAGGACGAGGTAAGAAATACACTGCTGGCCGGTTTAGAACAAATTGAGGCATCCTGCACATCAAACGTATTGGACTTAATCAAAACACATGGTTTACTGGTGCGTCCATCGTTTACCGGAAACTGGAGAGTCGGCCGATTTTTGGGAGTGACAGGCCATGCTATGCCGCGGGCGTATTGTGAGGAAGGGACCGAATGGGAGGCTGAAACAATAGAGGAAGCTGTTTCCCTCTGTGTTTCGGCGCTCTCGGAAGGTCGGGTGAACCCTTTATATATTGAAGCAAAGGCGGCTATTGAGCTGGTTAAACAGAGGTGAAACACATATGAGAAAACGCCTGAAGAAAAAACGGGCTAAAAACTGGCTCTCCCTCAGCAATACAATACTGATGTCCGATATAAAAATTCGAACCGAAATGACGACCGAACAATGCCTTTTGTTGGGACATATGTACAGGAAAGACGTTTTTTGGTACGGAGATATTGTTTGCGTCCGTTGCGGACAAACGTTTTAATGCAACCAACCAACCTTACACACTGAGGCGCTCCGGTAGGGGCTAAATGTGGCCGGGGCTTATGCGCCTGGTAGAGGGTGTAGTGGTAAATCGATCCGGTAGCCACACCGGACCCGTCTGCAATGCCGGGCGCCATTCCATCACCAGTTCAACTCTGGTAAGTGTTTTTATAAAACCGCCCGAACCAACATTAGGGCGGTTTTTTTCCTCAATTGAAAATATTTTGTCAACCTCGCCAACCTCGCCCACCTCGTAAATGACACAACACTTTTGCCATGCTACCTCTCGCACATGGCAATATTCACTCTCGAAGAAATTGATGAACAGATCACCGCATGGAAAACGGCGCTGAAAACCGTTTCCCTCGGGCAGAGCTTCCGGATTAACACCGGAACCACTGACAAAACCCTGGCCATGGCGGATCTGCCGGAAATCCGCAGTACGCTCAAATTCCTGGAAAACGAGCGCCGGGGACTCATTGGCAGCAAAGGCCCGGTCTTTGTGCAGGGGAGGGCGGCGCGATGAAACACCCTCTCGTCAAACTCAACGCCGTCGATAAACTCATATCGATCTTTGATCCGGAACGCGCCTTTCACCGTGGCCGGTCACGCGCCGCCCTGGATTATTCCGCCGGTTCCGTCTCCCGCACTGGTGGCGGCAAAAAAGGTAGCCTCTCGAACTGGTTCGTGCGACGCCTCAATCGCTTCTCGGAAGAGCGTGAGCGCGTCCAGGTTACTGACCGCGCGGCCGATCTCACCGCCAACAATCCCCATGCCGCCTCCATAGTCGATAGCACCGCGCTCAACGTCGTTGGTGGGCGGGGCCTGCTTCCTCAATCCCGGCCTAATTTCAAAGTGCTGGGCATCCCCGAAGAAGCGGCTGCCGAAATATCCGAACAGGCAGAATACTGGTTCGGCGTCTGGATGAAAGAATGCGACGCCGAACAGATCAGCCATTTCTCGGAAACGCAATATCAGAACATCTACTCGCTGATTAAAAACGGAGAATACACCTGCCTGCCATGTCAGCTCGACACCGGCATCAACCGTCATTTCTCTTTTGCGCTGCAGGTTGTCGATAACCTCCGGTTGCGGACTCCGCACGATCTGCGGACTGATAAAAACATCCGCGACGGCATCCGCCTCGGCAACAACAGCCAGCCATTGAACTATTACCTGGCCGACCCGGACGATGGGAAATTGACCACCTCGCTGCTTTCGCAATCGTTCCAATGCATACCGGCCTGGCGTGGCCATCAGCCAGGGTTCTTCCACGGCTTCCATAAAAAGGATGCGGAACAGGCGCGCGGTTATAGTGTGCTGGCGCCCATCGTCAAACTGTTCAAGGACTATGACGATTACATCGATTTTCACATTGTCGGTGAAATTCTGGCGGCCTCTTTCCCAGTTTTTATCGAGACGCCACCTGGTGAAGCGCCCACGCAATACACCGGCGAAGGTGTGCAGGTCGAACCCGGTACCGGCAAAAAATATAGGGAAGTTGTTCCCGGCGAAGTCATGTACGGCGAAAACGGTCAAAAGCCGCACATTCTCAAATCCGAACGTTCCCAGGGCTTCGGCGTATTTTTGGAAACCATGCTGCGCGCTCTCGGTGCTGGCGCCGGTTTGCCGTACGAGATCGTTGCCAAGGATTTCTCGAAAACCAACTACTCCTCTGCCAAAGCCGCCATGCTGGAGGCCTATCGTGTTTTCAGCTTCTACCAGGCGCTGCTGGAAAACAAATTTTGTCAACCGGTCTGGGAGATCGTGTTTGAGGAATCGTGGCTGCGCGGTCGAATCAAATTGCCGAAAGGCGCTCCCGATTTTTATCAGGCACGCGCAGCATACACCAATGCCAGATGGACGCCTCCCAAACGCGGCTCGATAGATCCGGTTAAAGAGACCGCCTCCGGCAAGGAGCTGATCGTCAGCAACATGGGCACCATGGCTGATTGGTATTCAGAACAAGGTCAGGACTGGCAGGAAGCGCTTCGCCAAATTGCGCGGGAGCGTGCTTTGATGAAAGAACTTAATCTTACCATGGCCGATATGCCGGGATTCGATTTGCAGCGCATGGCAACAATGCCGGAACAACCATAGGGGA